AACAGAGGATGCTTGAGTAGATTCATAAATGAAGAAACCCTCCGAAGAGGGTTTTTTTATTTTAAACTATTTTCTAAATCTTCTTTTCCTTCGACAATTTGTGATTTTGCCAACCAAAAAGTTAAATCTCCAATTTTATCAATTTTCATTTTAAGTAGTTTCTTATAAACTGCAACATCTAATTCATTCTTTACATATGGTATACCTAATGTTTTAGAACAAACTGGTCCTACACCAGTCGCCTGTGATCTCCAATCCGTTAAATCTCTACCACATACTCTACAAGATGAAACATCTGAGACAGTTAGTTTACCAACTACTTGATACGCTTTTTCAGTCTCTTTCAAAACCTTACTAATAGTCATTAAAAAAGGTCTAAACTCTAATTCATTATCTTCTGCAACTCTCTTAGCAATGAATTTAGTAATTTTGATATCTACATTAACCTCTTTAGGTTGTTGTGTTTGAGTTAAGTTATTAAGTTTATTAAAAAATTTACCTGCCGACAAAAGTTGTCTTTCGGTTAATTTACCATATTTTTTTAACCCATTCTGTAATGAATTAATAAATCCGTTATTACCGTTGTAGTTTTGTACTCTGATTGTTATTTCTGAATTTCCCATAGTTATTTGATTTGATATTGTAAAGATACAAAAAATTTTTAAACTGCCAAACTTTTTAGAAGTTTTTTTAATGTACAGTTACGTCATAATCGTGTTTAGGGTATCTATCTACATCCTTACAGATATTTAAAATCTTTTCATACAAATCCATTTTTTGACTTTTAATGGTATTCATATCTTCGTGTGAACGAATTTTATCTGAGTAGTCAAAACCGTCATACAAACCGTATAACATATTACCTACACCACCAAAAGGACTAACACCATCTATACCGAATAGTTCTGTTGTTGCCTCACCAATCATCCTTAGAGTTTCTTTACTCATACATTCATGTCTATTAAAATATTTCATAGTTGTTTAATTTTTATAATACTAAAGTACAAAAAATTTTTTAAACTACCAAAATTTCTTAAAAAAAAACTTTAGTTTATTAGTTTTATTGATTATATTTTAATAAAATTTAAAAACATGTCAAAAATTAAAGTATTAGTAGTACCCAGTGATAGAACAGGTGTATCTTATTATCGTTCTACAATTCCACACATAAAATTACAAGAATATTATCCTAACGATTTTTATGTCGATATAGATTATACACCAGATTTAAAAAATGATGAATTTTTAAAACAATACGATTTAATTCACTATCATAGAACTTTAGGTTCGTATGAAGAAATAGAATCAGTTTTAAAAAGATGTGACGAATTAGGGATTACAACTATTATGGATATTGATGATCATTGGTCACCAGGTCCCGATCACCCCGCATGGGCGATTATAAAACAACAAAACTTAAATAAAAAAATTGCTGATAATTTAAAAGTTTCTAGAAATATAACTACTACCACACCTATATTTGCAAAAGAAATAAGTAAATTTAATGAAAATGTATTTGTTTTACCTAATGCAATTAACCCTAATGAAAAACAATACCAAAGTAATAGCGAAAAAAGTGATAGAGTTAGAATTGGTTGGTTAGGTGGATCTTCACACTTAAAAGATTTAGAGATTTTAAATGGTGTAGTAAGTAATATAAAATCTGCAGGATTAATAGATAAAGTCCAATTTGTATTATGTGGATATGATTTAAGAGGTACTATGACTGTAATAGATAAACAAACAGGAAAACAAAAACAAAGACCTATTAAACCAAAAGAAAGTGTATGGTATAAATATGAAAAAATATTTACTGATAATTACAAAATTATTAGTCCTGAATATAAAGACTTTTTATTAAAGTTTGAGAAGGGTGAGTATGAAAATGTTAGTAATGAACCTTATAGAAGAATATGGACTAAACCTATAACAACATATGCATCCAACTACAATTTATTTGATGTGTCTTTAGCACCATTAAAAGAGAGTGAATTTAATAGAGTAAAGTCTCAATTAAAAGTAATTGAAGCAGGATTTCATCGAAAAGCATTAATTGGTCAGGATTTCGGACCATATCAAATAGATATAAATAATGCTTATGAAAAAGGAGGTAATTTTAACACTAATGATTGTAACGGTATTTTAATACCTGAAAATAAAAATCATAAATTTTGGTTTAAACATATAAAATATCTTATTGAGAATCCTAACGAAATTAAAAAGTTGGGGGATAATCTTTATAATACAGTAAACGGTAAATATGATATGAAATCTGTTTGTGAAAAAAGAGCTTTACTATATAAATCTTTGGTTGGTAAAAAAGAATTAAAAGAATTTGACGTTGTAAAATAAATTCATTATTTTTAATAAAAATTAAAATTATGTCAAAAACAATAGAATTAAAAGATAAAATATTAAAAAACAAACAAACATTTTTAGAAAAAAATGAATTGTATGGAATCTTAAATAAAGAGTTATTAGATTATTTGGGTGAAGATTTATTAACGGCACCCGCATCAACTATGACATCTTTACATAATGCATTTCCTGGCGGTTTAATTGATCATGTACTTAAAACTACTAAATATGCAATAGGTATCAATAAACTATTACCTGATAGTATATCTGTGGACGCACAATCCATAGTAAAAGTATGTTTTCTACACCAAATAGGTAAAACATTTCTTTATAAATGGTGTGAATCAGAGTGGCATAGGAATAATCAAGGAAAAATGTACGAATTCAACGAAGAATTAATTTCGATGAAAATAGGTGAAAGATCAGTTTATTATGCTATGAAATATGGTATTAAGTTAAGTGAAGAAGAATATCAGGCAATAGTAAATTATGATAAACCTGAAGATGACAAACAATCTAAGTGGTATGGTAGTACACTATCTACTATTTTAAAACAAGCTAATGAATTGGCAATAATAGAAGAAAAAAATAACAATAATGAGTGAAGACATATTGAATGAGGATTTAGAAGATAAAAGTATTGAGGAACTAACTCAGATTTTAGAAAATATAAGTAGTGTTGTAAATGATTATAGTGGTATTGAAAGATCTACAGATGAAATTCAAAATGATTTAAATGAACTTAATCAAGTAGTAGATCATTATAAAAATTTAAATGGTGGAACATTTAATGTAACAAATCCATCATCCTTTGGTGTAATTAAAAATGTTACTAAATTTAATAATAGAAGTAATAATGCTGATCCTATTTATGCACATGTAGGTGATAGCGGTTTTGATATAAGAGCGTCTTTGAAAGATCCTGTCATTTTAAAACCTTTAGAAAGAAAATTAATTAGTACCGGTTTAAGTTTTGAGTTATCACCTAATACTGAATTACAAATCAGACCTAGAAGTGGAATGGCACTTAAACATGGTATTACAGTATTAAATACGCCTGGTACAGTAGATGAAGGATATAGAGGTGATGTTGGTGTGATATTAGTTAATTTAAGTAATGAAAAATATACTGTTAATGATGGCGATAGAATTGCTCAGGGAGTTATTATGAACGTAATTGGACAAAACATTTCAGATTTAGTTAATAGTAATAATTTGAGTGAAACCAAAAGGGGAGGTGATGGATTTGGTTCTACCGGCAAAAAATAAAATAAATGAATAAAAAAAATAAATCTGATTTATTAAGAGAGATAAGGAGAGTTAAGTTAGAAATTATTATGGGTGATCGTAATGGACATATGATGTCTAAAGATTACGAAAAAAAATTACTAAAATTAGAAGAAGAACTAAAAAAAATAGAAGATGATTAGCGTAATTTACTCAACTAAAGAGAATAAAGATAGTCACATAGAACATATAACAAAAACTTCTGGAATACATAAAGGAATAGAAGTAATTCAATATATTAATAATGGTAAATACTCTTTAACTGAAATATATAATAAAGCACTTAAAGAAACTACAAATAATATTGTGGTTTTTTGTCATGATGATATTATTTTTGAAACTAAGAATTGGGGTAAAAAACTATTAAAGTTATATGAAAAAAATACAGAATATGGTATTATAGGTATTGCTGGTAGTAGAGAAATGCCTGTTTCTGGAAAATGGTGGGAAAACTCTAACCATATGTACGGTCAAGTTTACCACCAACATGAAGGAAAAAAATGGCTTTCTAAGTATTCAAATAAAAATAATGGTTATATTGATAATGTAATAATTGTTGATGGTTTATTTTTTAGTGTAAATAAAGAAAAAATAAAATGTGAGTTTGATGAAAATGTTAAAGGATTTCATTTTTATGAAATAGATTTTTGTTTCAGAAATTATTTAAAGGGGGTAAAAATAGGTGTAATATCAGATATAGATGTCACCCACTTATCTATTGGTGCAACTAATAAAGAATGGGAAGAAAATAGAATTATTTTTAGTGAAAAATTTAAGGATAATTTACCTGCAAAGGTAAAAAAAATATTTAGTAAAAATAATAAAATGAAAGTTTTAATAGGTTGTCTATTTTTTAATGATTACACTGGATCAGAACTATATGTATATGAATTAGCCAAACAGTTAGTAAAAGAGAATTGTGAAGTAGATATCGTTTCTAATATTGGACCTAAAATGGTGCAAAGAATTAAAAAATATGGGGTAAATTGTTATCCTATACAAGAACCGCCAGGATATAAATTAGGTGATGGTAAATGGATTTTAAAAACGAGTAATGGGCCTACAGTATCTGAAAAAAATAAATTATATAAATTAAGTGATGTAAAATATGACATTGTACATATAAACCATAAACCTATTGGTAATCACTTAATAAAGTTATACCCTAACTTAACATTCATAAACACAATACATTCAGAAGTGATTCCGGAATTAGAAGAACCGGTATTAAATGAAAAAGTAGGGAAGTATATAGCTATAAGAGAAAGTATAAAAGATTTTATAAAGACTGATTGGGGTATTGATGACGAAAAAATAAAGGTAATTTATAATCCTATAGATGATACTAGATTTAAAATCTATGATAATATTAAAACTAAACCATCAATTTTATTTGTAGGTTCTATAGATTATCTTAGAAAAAATACAATATACGATTTAGTAAAATATTGTGAAGATAATGAAAAAGAATTATGGTTAGTCGGTAAAAATAAGTCAGATTATTTAGAAGATTTAATTAAAAATAAACACGTGAAATATCATGAATCTTTATGGGGTGTGGAAAAATATGTTAGAGAATGTGAACAAACTGCAAGTATATTGATGGGTAGAACCACTATTGAAGGGTGGTTATGTGGTAAATCAGGTTGGATATACAATATTGACGAAGAAGGTACGATAATAGATAAAAAATTACATAGTATACCTACAGATATTGAAAAATATAAATCTTCTAATATAACTAATCAAATAAAAAAAGAATATGAAAGTTTGATATGAAATTACTGATAAAGTTTCCAACAAGAGGTAGATCAAATAAATTTTTAAAAGTTTTAAAAAAATATAATGATTTATTAGAAGATAAGTCTACTAAAATTATTGTTAGTTGCGATAATGATGATAAAGATATGAATCAAACTCATGTAAAAGAAGTATTAAGTGGATATAAAAATGTTAAAGTTTTTTGGGGTGACAATAAAAGTAAAATAGAAGCAATAAATGCTAATATTGAAGGTGAAGTTTTTGATATTATATTATTAGCGTCAGACGATATGATACCGGTAGAAAAAGGTTATGATAAAATCATTAAAAACAAAATGAATAAATATTATCCAGATACTGATGGGGTATTGTGGTTTAATGATGGTTATCAAAAAGAAAAATTAAATACTCTTTGTATTTTAGGTAAAAAATATTACAATAGATTTAATTATATATATTATCCTAAATATAATTCGGTATGGTGTGATAATGAATTTATGGACGTTGCTAATATTTTGAAAAAACAAACTTATTTTAGTGATGTAATAATTAAACATGAACATCCTGATTGGGGGCATGGGAATAGAGATGAAATCCATCAAACTAATATGAAAAATGAAAAACATGATAGAGAGCTTTATAATTTAAGAAAAAGACAAAATTTTAACTTATGAAATTAGACGTTTATATACCTACATATCCACCACATTTCACTTATTTAAATAAAATTGTTGATATGTATTTAAAATCAACGGAAAAAGCAGATAATATTATTATTAGTGTTTCAGGATACAAAGACGTAAATAAAATTTTTTTCGATGATTTAGAAAAAAAAGAAAGTGTTAAAATAATTAGGAATAAAGAAAACAAATTAACTGCAGAAAATTTAATAGACTCTAATAAAACAAATTCAGATATAATTTTATATCATGGTTCTGATGATTTTCCACATTTTCATAGAATCGAATTAGTTAAGTATTTTTTTAAAAATTACGATATAAAACATTTACATCATTCTTACCATAAATGTAATGGTAATTTAACACATGGTAAAAATTGGGACGCAAAAAAAGAATCTTGGGGTAGTTCACATAAACTTAAAAACTTACATCATACATTTAATTTAGATGATATTAATATTTACACTACCGATCAAATATATAAGAAATATTTTCCCGATGGTAAAATAAAAACAGGATCACAAATTCAAAAACAGATTGGTTATTCATTTGCCGTCTTTAACCATTCAATGGCGATGGGAGCTTGCGCTATAAAAAGAGATGTTATGGATGAAATAAAATGGAATAGTAGAGATTTTTTATTTAGTATAAACAACCCAATAGGAAGAGGTCAAGACTATGAGTTTTTTATGAGAATGGTACATAAATATAATAAAGGTTTACTTATATCCTACCCTCTTTATTATTATAATACATCTAGTTATAAATAAAAAAATGAAAAAAATTGTATCATATAGTTTATGGGGTAACCATCCAATGTATTGGATTGGGGCATTAAGAAATATTGAAATAGTAGAAAAATACCTACCAGACTTTATATGTCGATTCTACATTGATAAAAATAGTAATCAGTCTCTAATAGACTCTATACCAGACAATGATTTAGTAGAAAAGATATTAGTAGATTCAAATAAAGAATCTTTTTATGGGATGTTTTGGAGATTTTGGGCGGCAGATGATCCAGAAGTTGATGTTATATTAAGTAGAGATTGTGATAGCAGAATTAGTGAAAGAGAGATAAAAGCTATAAATGAATGGTTAGAATCAGATAAAGATTTTCACATAATGCGAGACCATCCTCACCATAATGTCCCAATATTAGGTGGAATGTGGGGTGCAAGAAATGGTATTTTAAGAGAAGTTAATATAACAAATAAAATAAAACAGTGGACTAAATTTGATCGTAAAGGTGTGGATCAAGATTTCTTAGATCAAATTATATATCCATTAGTAAAAGATAAATCATTGATACATGACGATTGGGGTAGATTTGGTGGTAACATAAAGAAGTTTCCTGCTGGAAGAATAGATAGAGGATTTGTTGGGGAAATATATGATGAATATGATAATAGAAATGAAGAACACTATAAATTAATCCCTTATGATAATATTATTAGAAATATATCTAAATAACAATAAATAAAAAAACAAATATAATGAAAAGAGTATTTTTAAGCACCGATGATAATCCTTTATATATCCAATTCTGGCCGATTGCTGCTACCGCATGGAGGAATATGGGGTATGAACCTATGTTAACTTTAATAACTAACAGAAATTATGAGTCGTGGAAATGGATGGAAGAGTTTGGTGAAGTGAGTAAATTTAATCTGAGACCGGAAATACCAGCCGGTAATTGGGCTAAAGTAGCTAGATATTTTAGTTATTATAAATATAAAAATGATAAAGGGATGGTAGGTGATATGGATATGTTACCATTGAATAAAGAATATTTTGATAGTTTATTCAATTATGATGACGATAAACTAGTACTATCTTCGTATGAAGCTTATAAAAATACTCCATATTGGGGTACATTTCCTTATTATAAATTTCCTGGTTGTTATATGATAGCAACAGGTAAAATATGGAAAGAAATAAATAATCCTAATAATTTATCAGAAGATGAGTTAATTAAAAGTTTTTACAATTTAAAAGTGTATAAAGAAAACGGAATTTATAAAGAAGGTATTAATTATCCTTATAGTCAATTTTCTGAAGAATCTTTATGTAGAGTATTAGTATACAGGTGGGATCCAAAACTTAAAAATATAGTCAAATTAAAACGTCCTGGAGGTTGGAGTAATGGAATGGCAGTTAGACGTATTGATAGAGCTAACTGGAGATATGATGTGGAACAACTAAAAAAAGGATTTTATTTAGATGCTCATTGTTTACGACCTCTATCACAACATAGACAACAATTACAACCTCTTTATGATTATTTAGGGATTGATAAAGAATTAGTAGAATTGGGTATAAAAAAATCTCAAGAGAAATAAAATTATCTTATGAAAATATTAATTATTCAGGAAAAAGGTAGAAACAGTGGTAATTTAGAATATCGTGAAGCCCTAAACTTAAATAGATCCTTACAGAAATATAACGTTGAGTCTATAGTGTGGGGGCTCAATTATGATAATTTTATAATACCATTTAATGAAATTTCTAAAGATTGTGATGTGATTCTATTGTTGGAGAATTATGAAGAAAATAACTGGGTGCCTGATTTAAGTAATTTCACAGGACTAAAAATATTTTGGTCAATAGATTCTCACTGCGTACATCAAAAGCATATTAATACCTGTAATAAACATAATATTGATATTGTTTTACATGCGGTATACGGACATGAAAAATACTTCACTCAAAAATGTATTTATTTCCCTAATGCGTATCCTGATGATTTAATTTATCCAATAGACAATGTGGAAAAAATAAATAATGTAGGTTTTTGTGGTAATTGGTTAAATAGAAAACAATGGATTAATTTAATTGAAAGAAATAAAATACCGGTGAAAAAAGATATATTTGTCATTGGTGATGAAATGGTGAAAGCAATTAATTCCTATAAAATACATTTTAATAGAAATTTATCTGAGGACATAAATTTCAGAACCTTTGAGACTTTAGGGTGTAAAACTTTATTAATTACTAATCGTACTGCAGGATTAGAAAACCTATTCACTATCGGTGAAAACATTGTTGTTTACGAAAATGAAAAAGACTTAATAGATAAAATAAAATTTTATTTAGACAATGATAAAGAAAGGGAAAAGATGGTAGAAAAAGGTTATGAACATGTTAAGAAAAACCACACATATTATAAAAGGGCTGCACAATTAATAAATATTATAAAAGAAAATCTATAAAAACAAAATAAATGAAAAAAGTTTTAATAACAGGAATTAACGGACAAGATGGTTCTTATTTGGCTGAATTTTTAATAGAAAAAAAATATGAGGTTTGGGGTACAGTTAAAAGAAACTCTGTTTCAGAAACTCAATCTACTAGAATAGAGCATTTAAGAGAATTAAATAAAATTAATTTAGAATATGCGGATTTAACAGATATGGCTTCTTTAGTGAGGGTTTTACAAAAAGTACAACCAGATGAAATATATAATTTAGCTGCACAGTCACACGTTAGGATTAGTTTCGATCAACCAATATATACTGCGAATGCAACAGGTTTAGGAACACTTAACTTATTAGAAGCAATACGAATGGTTTCACCACAATCTAAGATGTATCAAGCATCCTCTTCAGAAATGTTTGGTAATAATATAGATATAGATGGTTATCAGAGGGAAACTACACCATTGAGCCCAGTATCACCTTATGGTTGTGCTAAAGTATTTTCATATAATATATGTAGAAACTATAGGAATTCTTATAATATGAAAATATGGAATGGTATTTTATTTAACCATGAGTCGCCTAGAAGAGGAACTAATTTTGTAACCAACAAAGTGGTTAAAGCGGCAGTTAAAATCAAATTAGGGTTACAAAAAGAATTACGTTTAGGTAATTTGGATGCAACTAGAGATTGGGGACACGCAAAAGATTATGTTGAGGCTATGTGGTTAATGTTACAAGACGATAAACCAGAAGATTATGTTTGTGCTACAGGTGTATCTCATTCGGTAAAAGATTTATGTGAATACACATTTAAATCACTAAATTTAAATTATATAGACTATGTTAAAGTAGATGAAAAACATAAAAGACCGGAAGAATTAAAAAAATTAAAAGGGGATTCAACAAAGATTAAAAATAAATTAGGGTGGAATCCTAAGTATACATTTGAATCTATGATTGATGAAATGATTAAATATTGGTTAGATTATTATTATAACAAAAAACCTTATTTAAAAAATAACTGGATAGTAAATAATGAAAAAGTAGAAAATTTAGATTTATGAGTAAAAAAATTTTAGTAACAGGTGGTAATGGGTTAGTTGGTTCTAACTTTAAAGGTAAAAAAAACTATGTAACTTGGGGTAGAGATCATTGTGATTTACGTAATAAATATTCAGTTGAGAAAAGTATGAGTGAAGAGATTTTTGATGGTGTAATTCATGCTGCAGCTAAAGTAGGTGGTTTAGGTGGTAATATGAATTTTAAAGGTGAGTTTTTCTATGAAAATATAATGATTAATACTAATGTTATTGAAACTGCAAGAAAAACTCGTGTTGAAAACTTAGTTTGTTTCCTATCAACCTGTGTGTTTCCAAATGATGTAGAATACCCATTAACGGAAAAAAATATACATATGGGTCCACCACATTTTAGTAATGATGCTTATGCATATGCAAAAAGAATGGCAGACATTCAAATAAGAGCGTACAGAGAACAATATGGTTTAAATTATAAATCAGTCATACCTACTAACATATATGGAATAAACGATAATTTCGATATAGAAAATGGGCATGTAGTACCTTCTTTAATCCATAAATGTTACATCGCAAGAGAAACTAATACTCCCTTAACTATTTGGGGTAGTGGAAAACCTTTAAGAGAATTTATATATAATAAAGATGTTGCTAAACTTACTGAATGGGTATTACATAATTATAACGAAGACGAACCAATAATTTTATCCACTTCTGAAGAAATATCAATAAAAGAAGTAGTTGGTATGATTATAGAAATAATGAATTTTAAAGGTGAAGTTAAATGGGATAATAATAAACCAGATGGACAGTATAGAAAACCTTCAGATAATAGTAAAATAAAACATTATTTACCAAATTTTAAATTCACACCAATTTATAAAGGTTTAAGAGAGACTATAAGTTGGTTTGAGACTAATTACGATAAAATTAGGGGAACAAAAAATAAATCAATAGTTACACCCCAACAATAAAAAAATATAATAAGTATTAAAAAAATGAAAATAGGTATAACAATAGATGGTGTTGTAAGAGATTTTATAACAAAATTTGAATTAGTGTATGATAAATATTATCCTGTTATTGATGAAGAAACAGGTGAGAATAAAGAAATAGAGAGGAATATAAAAGATTTAGATTTATTGAGTCATTTTAAATTTACTGGTGGTACGAAAGACTTAAACAAATTTATGTATGTTGATGCATCATTAGAAATATTTGGACATGCGGGTGAAGTAAAATTAAATTCTGTGGAACACTTAAACCAATTACATAATATGATAGAGGATATGGGCCATACCCCAATTATTATTAGTAAAGAATTAAATAATAGTAAACCGGCAACATTATTCTTTTTATCTAAATTATCTTGTAAAGTAAATACCATTAAATTTGTAAGAGACTATAAAGATAAATGGGAACATGTTGATGTATTAATAACTGCGTCTCCTGATACATTATTAACAAAACCATCAGAAAAAGTATCAATTAAAGTTATCAATACGTACAATAAAAATTGTAACTCAGATTATACAATAGTTGATTTAAAAGAACTATTAGAAGATAAAAGTATGTTAGAAAAAATTTTAAGTACTGAAACAATTGAATATGAAGATATATAATCAGTTTAATGTTTACTTATAACAATAATAATTTAAATTAAAAAAAAAAAGATTAATATGGATGATATATTATTAAATGTGGGGGGTAAAGAATTTTATTTCGATATCGATCAATTAGCAAATCAAGTACAATATGACATTGAAACTAAGTGTGAGGACAATTCAAAAGAAACTAATGAAGATGAATCTTTAGCATCGTTAAAAATAGATGTAACTAAATACGAAATGTATAGAGATTTAATTGGTGCATTACTTAGTTATAATGATATAGTAGACGATAAAATGGGTATGATGGGATTAAATCAATTACCAATACCATTTAAACTATCATTTAACACCTTACTAATGAAAGGTATAATAAAAGAATTATAATAAATAAATTAAAAACGAAAAAATGAGTGAAAATAAAAGTACAGTAAAAGATACTATCGAAAAGATAGTTAAAAAAGATTTCGGTATCTACTTCTTTACTTTAGATACTAAAGGTAATCCCACTGCAGGTGTGGCAACCATTTATGAACATGTTAAAATATTAAGAGAATTAGGTTTTAATGCTCAGATATTACATGATAAAAATGATTACAAATTAAGAGGTGATGAAGAAGGTATGGGTATTGCTGAATGGTTGGGTGAAGAATATGCAGAATTACCGCATATATCCATTGAATCTCAAACACTTAAAGTGGGACCACAAGATTTTGTAATAATTCCTGAAGCATTTGCTAGTATTATGAAACAAACAGTAAATTTTCCTTGTAAAAGAATAGTATTCTTACAATCTTACGAATACATTTTCGAAATGTTGGAGATTGGTGAAAATTGGAATGCCTTTGGTATTAATGAAGTAATAACCACTAATGAAAATTTAAAAAAGTATGTTGAGTCAATTTTTAGAAACTTAGTTACTGAAGTAATTCCTATTGGTATCCCTAATTATTTTAAAAATAGTGATAAACCTAAAATACCTACAATTGCTATTTCTGCTAGAGATAAAAGAGAAATTTTGAAAATTGTAAAGGTATTTTTCCAAAAATACCCTCACTATCGTTTTATAACTTTTAGAGATATGTCAGGTTTACCTAGAAAAGAATTTGCAAAAACTTTATCTGAATCATTTTTAGGTGTTTGGGTAGATGAATTATCAAGTTTTGGTACATTTCCACTAGAAGCTATTAAGTCAAAAACACCAGTTATTGGTAAAATTCCTAGAATGATACCTGAATGGATGGGTGAAACAGATGAAAATGGATCACTTAAGTTAATAGATAATGGTGTTTGGGTTACTAATTTAAATGCTATACCAGACATGATATCCACTATGGTTGGTTTATATTTAGAGGATGCGTTACCTCAGAACGTATTAAGTAAGATGGAAGAGTATGAAAATAAATATAGTGAAGAAGAAACTAGACAACACATTAAAGAGGTATATAATAGAATTTTTAGTAGAAGACTAACAGAATTAGGTGTAGTAGATGCTAAAGAGACTGAAAATAACAAAAAAGAAGAAATTACAACAAAATAAAAAATAGTTATGAAAACAGATATTAGTTTAATTATTCCAATTCACAAGTTAGATGATAGTGTAAGTGAATATTTTGAAAAAGCAATTAAAAGTGTTAATGAACAAAAAACACTTCCGGATGAGGTTTTAATCGTACATGCAAAAAATAAAAAATTAAAAGACTTTTTAAATTCCTTTGAATATGGTGATATATCCTCAATTACAAAAGTTGTGGAAAATAAAAGTGGTGATTACGACTTTCAGTCACAAATAAATTACGGTGTAGAACAATCTACATCTAAATACTTCTCATTTTTAGAATACGATGATTCATTATCCCCTATATGGTTTGATAATGTAGTTAAGTATAGAGATGCATATCCTGAAGTAGGTGTATTTTTACCTATAATTTTTGAATGTAACGAAAATGGTGAATTTATTTCTTTTACTAATGAAAATGTTTGGGTGCAAAATGTATCAGAAAGTATGGGACTATTAGATCATGAGACGTTACAAAAAATACAAAATTTTAATTTTGATGGTATGGTAGTTAATAAAGAATTGTTTAAAGAACATGGTGGTTTAAAGAAACATATGAAATTAACTTTTACATATGAATTCTTATTAAGATTAAGTTACTTAGATGTCCAAATAATGGTTATACCTAAACTAGGTTATAAACATATTAATAATCGTGCTGGTTCATTGTTTGACGAATATAAAAACAATATTAATGTAATTGAAAGTAAATTTTGGGTTAATAAAGCTAAAAAAGAATATTTTTTCACCGAAGATAGAGAAATAACATATGAAGCAGAAACAACTTAAATGTCTGAAGAATCTAAAAAAAGAGGTAGAAAAAGAACCACTAACTTATATTTTGGTCCAGAAGAAGAAAAAGCGGTTGTAGAATTTTTAACTTGTGAAGATGAACATAAACGTAATCGTATCTATAATAATAGTTTACGTGCACCTTTAAATAAAATGATAGAATCCATAATAAGGAGATATAAGCTTTATAGAAAAGATATGGAGTTTGAAGATCTTCATGCCGATACCTTATCATTTTTAGCAATGAAAATGAATAAGTTTGAGCCCGAACAAGGTAAAAAAGCTTATTCATATTTCGGAACTATTTGTAAAAATTATTTATTAGGACAGTTACTTAAATCTGATAAAAGAATGAAAACAGACTTAGCATATGATGATGTTTATAAGACTGTAGAAGAAATGGATGACTATCAATATACATTAGAAGAAAGAGATAAAACCCCATTAGATGAATTTATTAAAGAAATATCAGCAAATATTAAAGCTGAAATTGAACACGGTAAATTAAATGAAAATGAATTAGCCGTTGGTAATTCTCTAATGCAAGTTTTAGATAACTGGGAAACTATTTTTGAACAAGTAGAAAGTGGTAATAAGTATAATAAAAATTTAATACTAGCTTATATTAGAGAATTATCTGGTTTAACTACTAAAGACATACGTGTAGCTATGAGAAGATTTAAAAAGATTTACTCTGCATTAAAAGGATTCAAAATAGAAAAGGGATTATTATAATTTTAATTTTCCAGTATTTATATAAAAACATATCTTATGGGAAGACCAAAGAAAACTAAAATAAATTTAGATAAGGGTAGTTTACAAGAATTTATGCAAGAAATTTATAACGACTGTGTGAATGTTATGAATAGTGCTCGCAAAGAACTTAATGAGCGTAAAAATAGAGCGGAGATTGAGGATATTAATGATGAATCTATGATTGGTAAAGTAAATAATGATACACTAAAAATAATAGAGGGTACTATAGATAGAAAGTTAGCATTAGCCAAATTACAAAGTCAAATCGTTGACACTGATAATAAAGAAGACAATAAAATTAACAATGATAGTTCTTTAAGTGAAGATGATAAAAGTTTATTGAGGGATTTATTTAACGAACAAAAAGAAAAAAATAATACCGATTACGAATTAGATTAATCAATGGGAGAAGGAAAAAAAGATAGACTAAATAAAATTTGTGATAATATTGAAACGTTAAAAGAACAACTGAATATTAAACAAAAAATTATAGATGAGATAAAAAGATTGAAGGCTCAATGTAATGGTGCACCACAATTTTCTATAGATGCTTCTTTACCTTCTTTAAATGTAAATTTCGCAATATTTTATTTTATAAAAGACATTTTAGCAGTTGTCGGTGATTTAAAAGTAGATGAAATAAAAACAAAAATAATTAATTGGTTGGTGTCAGTAATTGATCCTTTATCAAATAGATTAAACAATATTTTTAAACAAGGTTTAAAAAGTTGTTATACATGTAAATGCCAACCTAATATTGGACCTTGGATGTTTAAAAATAATCCAGATACTGGACAATCAGGAAATGGTTTTAACATTAAAGTTGAGGATATAGATGAAAGATGTATACTTAAAATAAATCCTAATAGTGAAATAGGTGCAACAAAATATGATGATGGGTTTAATAGATTTTTATGGGATGTAATACAACAAACTCCAGCAACAATACCGTGGGTTAACCCTAATAATGGTAGAACTATTGCACATTTTACTTTTTTAGAAAATTCATCTACGGCATTTACTGTCGGTTCAACAAATAATCCACAAACTACCAATCCAGAACCTAATGTTATTAATGTTAAAATAGATGATTACTATCAAAATAAAACATTAACAGATTTTACTATGGAGTATTTAGATAGTATTTTACCACTTTTTGATGTACAAACTGTTTTTACTACCGCATTAGATGGAGTTTTTGGTGTATCTATTAGTGAGTTAAGGAAAAGAAGTCAAATTAGTGATAGATGTATCGAAAAAGAAATGGAGGCTGATGCTTATATTGAACAAATTTTAGAGTTTGGTTTAGAAGATGAAACAGAAACTGTTTTAGACGATTCTTTATTTGAGTTCAGTGAGAGAAGAATTACTAACATAAGACAAACCATAGAAGATAAGAAAAAAGGTGAAATGGTTTTTACTGATTGTTGTAATAAAAAAACTGCATCGATAAATTCTCAAACATTGGTTGATATTAATAACCAAATGTCACAAGCAGTTAATGATGGAGAAAAAGTAGAAATATTAGAAAAGGGAATGACTGATATTATTAATCAAACAACTAATAACGTAGATCCAATTGATTCGCCTAAAGCAAGTTTAGAATTTTTAATTAGATTATTAAGTAATATGACTAAAGAAATATTTAAGTTGACTAATTCGCCTAAAAATAAAATGTTAACACAAATGATGGAATATTTTACTAATGGTGAAACAAAAAGTGTTTTAAAAAGTTATTATAAATCTAGTTCTTGTACGTGGAAAGATATATTAAAAGAATTACTTAAAAAACTAATATATGAATTATTATTGCCATGGTTAATAAAAAATCTAAAACCAATAATTATCTGTGTAATAACTAAATTATTAAAAGAAAAAATAAAGAATACTCAATTATCTATGACATCTTTAGTTCCAGGATTTGGTTTATTACCTGCAGAAGTCCAATTACAAATACTTAAAGCAATAAGTGGTATATCTAATGGTTTAAGTAAAGCCAATAATGTTGCTGGTAACTTTACAAATAAATTAAATCTAGGTTCAGTTAAGGACGCATTAGGTTTAAAGGGAGAGGGGTTAGGAAAATTCTGTTAATTATGAGTATAACATCATTAAATACAATAGCTAAGTTTTTAAAAGGTTTAATGTCACCACCAACGCCATTACCACCAATAACTAAATTACAGATTTCATTGGGTATGCCATTAAGACCTGGTTTAAGTGCACAAAAAATATGGTCTAGAATTGCTTCACAAAAAGGAGACGCTGGTTTACCTCAAGTACCTTCGGAAGAAGATTTAGCAATGGAAATGATAAGAATAGAGGCAATAGTTGATGCTCTATTAACAGATGCTAAAATAGAAGTAGTAATACCTGAAGGACAAATTAAAGTAACCGTATATAGTATTTCTCCGGCAGGACCAACACCCATTGGGTTTGGAATTAATGATCAACCAGTAATTGGTCAAGCAAAAGGTGCAGGTATAATTAGATAAATGGAAAAAGAAAAAGAAATAATAAAGTGGAATAATATGTCTAATGCTTCTATTAAACATGAATTAGAAAGTATTAAAGAGTATCATTCGTCATTGAAAACACAAATATCTAAATTATTAGATAAAATAGATGAATTAGAGAAAGAATACTTTTTGGGTAGTAACATATTAGAAAAAAGAGGAAAAGGGATTTATTAATGTCAAGTGCAAATGCTACATATCAAAAGTTAAACAGAGAAACAATACCATTTATTAGGGTAGGTGAAGTTGTAGATGTTTATGATCCTAAAAAAACTGGTAGAATTAAAGTTCGAATTGAGGGTATTGATAAAGGTGATGTTACAGTTAATTCTTTACCGTACTGTGTTCCTTTAACTCCTCGTTTTTTAAATGTAATGCCTAAATTAGGTGAATTAGTTTTAGTATTTCAGTATGAACATAAGAAAGGTATTAAATATACTGAATTTTCAAGTCAAAGGTTTTGGATGGGTCCTTTAATATCCCAATCTAATAAATTGAATTTTGATCCTATTATAGATGCTAGATCAGTAATGACTGGTGGTAAATTTAAAATTCCTGATATAACCTTAAGTAATACAACTGGTGTTTATCCGAATGATGAAGATATCGCATTACAAAGTAGAGGTAATACTGATGTAATATTAAAAGAAGGGCAGATATGGTTAAGAGCAGGTAAATATAAAGATACTGAAGAAAAAAATCAATTCAACGATAAAGATTTAGGTTACATTCAAGTAAAGTATGGTGGTAATGAATTAGTAAGAACATTAAAAGATAAAGTTATTAGTAGTTATGTCTATGATAAAGCAGAAACACTAATTGATGTTCAAATAGACACATTAAATGTTGATAATGAAGTTTTAGCAGGTAATTTAACACCTAATGAGTATAGTCAAAGTACTAAAAATGTAGTTAGAATAAATGTTAGTAAAATAAAAAACAAGTCTACTGTTTTTGAACAAGATTTTTTAAATCCAGGATTTACTACTAGAGATGAAGCAATTATTGCGGCAACCACTGCAGTTAAACCTTTTATTAGTGGTAAATGGAAGTTAAAATCTAACTCAGATGAAATATTAAAAGAATTTGGTGGTGATTTAGCAGTAAAAACTGGTGTTGCATTTTTTAAAGGTAATAAAAAAGAGGTTAAAAAAACAATAAAAGTTGTAAAATCAGAAGTTAATAAAGGTAAGGGTGGTAGTGTAATTAATGTGGTAGGTAATAAAATTAATTTAATTAGTCACGATGGTCCTCATACTTTTAATTTAACAAATCCTGAAGAACTAATTTCTACTGAAGAACAAAATAAAATAAATAATGACGCACACCCTTTAGTATATGGAGATATATTAGTAGAATTTTTAGAATTAGTTAAATCATATGTTGCAGGACACATTCATAATTACCATGGAATGCCGGCAACAGAATTACCAAATAAAATAAATGTTCTAAATTTTAACTTAGATAGGATATTAAATAAAAACATTAACAGTAATTAAGATATTTATTAATAAAAAGAAATGGTAATAAGAACTTACATAGATAAAAACAACACTATAATTAAAAATAGTGACGTTAATACGGGTAGAAATCCTATAGTAGAATTATTTTATGGTGGAAAAACTGGAGAAACTGATTTTACTAGACATTTATTATACTTTGATGTTGAAGATTTACAAAATAGATATAATAATGGAGAATTAGGGGATTTATCTAAAGTTACTCATACTCTAAGAATGTGTAACAGTTCTTTTTTTGATAGTAATCTTCAAGCACAAAAAGCATTAGATGATAAACAACGAACATCTTCTTTTGAATTAATGTTATTTAGAGTTAATCAAGATTGGGATGAAGGTACAGGTTATGATTACCAAAGATATATGAAATTAGAGGACGACAATGACATTACATTTGTACAAAGTGCTAGTAATTGGTTTTTGGCAGATACATTGAATCCTTGGTCTAGTGAGGGAGTCTATTCCGCAGAAACTTATTGTGATTTTAATGGGGATAGTGGATCAACTTGTGAAGGTTTGACAGGTCATACAACAGTAACACCTTCAGTAACAGGAATTACAGTTACAACACAACATTTTGATAAAGGTAATGAAAATATTGAAATGGATATGACTGAAGAAGTTAATAGTTTAATTACTGGTGGAACAACTAATTATGGTTACGGAATTGCCTTTGTCCCACCATTAGAAGAAACTATTATAGTTCCTGCACAATATGTAGGTTTTTTTAGTAGACATACACAGACATACTACCAACCATTTTTAGATACTGATTATAATAACCCAATTAAGGATGATAGAAAAAATTTCTATAAAAATAAAAATAATAAAATATACCTTTATAGTAATGTAGGTGGAGAACCTAAAAATTTAGATACTAATCCTAGTGTTACCATATATGATAATGAGGGTACTATATTTTCTTCTATTACAGAAACAGTACAGGTATCAACTGGAATTTATTACGCAGAAGTATTCGTACCAAATACTGTTGAAAGTGGTATATTATACTTCGATGAATGGAGTGATTTAATAGTAGATGGTATAAATATTGAAAATGTTGAATTATCATTTGAAATTAAACCAGAAAGTGAATACTATCAAATAGGCAATAACGATTCTCTTCCTGTAGATTATGCAATGTCATTAAGTGGTGTTAAAAGAGATGAAAGAATCAAAAGAGGTGATGTAAGAAAAATTTTAGTATCTGCGAGATTACCTTTTACAGTTGACGAAAGTAAAACTATTGATAATTTAGAATATAGGGTGTGGGTTACCGAAGGAAACACACAAGTAAATGTAATTGATTGGAGGGATGTTAATATGGCATATCTATCTAATTATTTCTTATTGGATACTTCTTGGATGATACCTAATGAATATTATATCGACATTAAATTAACGTCAAATCAAGAAGTTAAACAGTATACTAACGTAATGAACTTTAATATTGTCAATCAAGTAGACAAATTACACTGATTTTAGTCGATTTTAGGGGATTTTTAACAGTCTTATATGTATATACATATAAGACAGGATTTAAGTCATTTTAATTCTCTTTTACACCTTTACCGTAAATAAACGTCATTCCATTAAGTGTAGAACGTAATTTTTCTAGTAACATATCTATAAATTCAATAATACTTTCTCTTGATAAAACTTCAGGTAATTTTATGTCTTCACTCCATATTATACCCTCATCTTTATACTCATGTCCGAATTTATATTCACATTTACCTTGAAGATAATTTTGAGATTTTTCATCTTCATCTTTATAGTAATCTAATCGTATTGATGCAGTTATACCCATATTACGCATCGTATCCCAATTAGTAGTCTCTATATCCTTTGGTTCTATAATATCTTCTTGGGTAGGTTGGATATATAACATAACACCGTTATAGGTAGACCAAACCATAGGTCTTACGGATAATTTTACTTCATTTGCTTCTTTTCTAGACTCCTCCAATTCTTTATAACTTCTTGGTGGAAAACTTTGATATATAATGCCGGGAAGTACCTCATTTTCATTTTGAGTTTTAACGTTATATTCTACGGGTTTTGTTAGATAAAAATTATTATCTTCGGTTTTCTTTGATTCAATGTAGTCTTCTAGTATATCTCTAAATGCGTGATTCATAAATAAATCACTTCTATTATTTTTTTTCCTAAGAGTTTCGAACTCCTTAAACAATTTTTCACCATTCCAAAAATAGGTAGACGCTAAATCATGTGCAATATCATATGGTGTCTCAAAAAATTCTATTAAGAATGCTGCAGCACTCCACTTATCAAAATTCCATGATTTTTCAATCTTACCAGATCCCATACCAAATTTTTGATGAAGAACAGTTAATAATTTTTTTTCTTGTGGTGTAAACTCATCAATAGTGTCAATTAAAAGTGATTCTAATAATACGTGTTTTTTCTTAATAATCATAGTATGCTAATATAATAATAAATATCTTATAAAACAAAAAAAAAGGGTAGAAAATAAATTCCACCCTTTTTAGTATTAAGTTGTATTATTAAGATTATCTTAATAAGTTAACATCAAATGTTACAACTCCATCAATTGTCAATGTACCATAGAAACGGTTATTAACCATTTTCTTAGCGTATCTAGTCATGATACCCTTAGTTGGTGCAAAGTTGAATGGGTTTTGTAACGTAGGAGTCAATTGTAATGGTACGTAAGGTGCATAAATGTACCCAGTGTCCAATAATGACTTTCCTTTGTGTCCAACAATGATTGAGTTAGCTGGTGCGTAAGGATCTCTATATACAGTGTATCTTCCTCCTAATGAACCAATCTTCTCAATACCCATATTGTACTGATCTTGCTCAGGTGCTGCGTTAGATACGTGGAAGTATTCTAAATCATCAAATATCGCTGAAGCTTCAGAAGAAACTACGATAAAGTTAGCACCACCTCTTAGAGTTGATTTATGGATTTGTGCAGATAATTGGTTAATTCTAGTGATTAACGTCTGATTCCACTCTTTTTGAGTGTAAGCGTTAAATCCACCAGATGCCGTTCTCTTCCATCCGTTATAATCCCATCTTAATGTCCAAGCTGCACCAGATCTTAAATCTCTAAGGATTTCCCTGTCGATTTCAGCTGCTACTTGCTCAGATAATAAAGCCGTTAATTCAGCTTCAGCATCAATGTTATGGAATGCACTAACATCTTGTGCTAGTTCTGGAGACCAAGTTGCTCTTAATTTTCTTTCAGTTACCGAAACAACTACTTCATCAAGTTCGAAAGAAACTTCTCCCATTTCAGTTGCGAATTCTAAAGTCGCATATTGCATCCAAGATGCAGAGAATGATACAGATGTTGCACTATCCGCTCCGATGTAACCATCAAAAGTTTCAGTAGCACATGAAACACAAGCTGGGTGTGTTAAATCTGCAGTTAACATTAAACATCCTTGTGGATCACAGATATCATCGTAATTAACGATACCTTTTCCATATTTCTGTGCAGTTACGTTAAACGGAACTGATGCACCTGCTTCGATAATTGTTTTACCGTCTTTATCTTTGATGTCTAAATCAGCAACAACTCTTAATGAAGATAAGAAAGATTCTGTATCCATTTCGTTTCCGTCAGGTCCAGTTAATCTTCCAGCTCCATCAGATGTAAATCCTGATACACACATAGTTACATTTCTTAATGAACCGTCAGACGCTAATGGTTGTGCACTAAATGCAGTTTCAACAGTTTCACCGTTAGCACTTACAATAACACCATAAGCTTCAGTAGTTTGTATTGTAGCAGTACCTTTAGATGCATCAAACATACCGTCATTATAGAATACATCATATAATGATTTTTGTAAGAATTCTGAAACGGCATTTCCACTACAAGAACTAAATACACATTCTGGTAAAGAACCGTTTTCAGCATTACCATTTAAAGGATTGTGATTTCTTCCAGTTGTTTTTGGTACAAAGTAGAATAATTTTCCAATTGGCATGTTCATCGCCTGTACCGATACGATATCGTTAGCCAATAATTTTGAGAATACCCTTCTTACGATAGGGAAAACTACAGTTTCGAAAGAACCAGACGATTGAGCATCTGTTGCTTCTGTCAATAAAGCTGAAGCTTGGTTTTCGTATAACTGAGCGATGTTCTCTTTTACGTGACCTTTTAAACCTTCTAAGAATCCTAAAGAATCCCATTTTCCGATGGTTTTAGATCTAATTTGCTTCAAGTGTTCAAGTCCGATATTTCCAACTTCACCTGAATTTAATAAATGTCCCATTTTTTGAGTTTTTTATTTTTTTGTTATTTTATTATTTTATGATAATTTTCTCATCAAATCTTTAATCGCAGTTATTTGTGGATCTACATAAGCAGTAGATTCATTCAAATCCGATTTAGAAGACTTAACAGTTTTATTAACTTTATTCTCTACAGATTCTGTAATTGGTGACTTAGAATCTAATTCACTTTTTACTGACTTGTAGATAGATTTTGATTCTTTGATACTTTCTGCATTATCAAATCTTTTTAAGATTTCCATCTTTTCTGATTTGGTTGTAGAATGTTCAGTGAATAATCTATTTACGTATGCTAAATTTGTGTTGAATAAAGCAACTTCGTTTAATTTATTCTTGAATACTTTAAGTGCTCCTTTATACTCTTCGTTTTTGGATTTTAACTCTTTGTATTCCTTCATAATTTTTGATTCCGATACTTTTTGTACATTTTTAGGTGTTCTTCTTTTTCTAGATTCTGATACACCACCGTAAGGACTTGCTTGATCTGACCCAGCTTTGGCACCACTATATCTTTGGTAACCAGTTGATTGGTGTCTTTTAAGTTTGTCTTCTTCGATTGCGTCATCACCTTCTTTAACATCTAAATCTACTATTTCTTCATCTTCTTCCATGTAGTCTCTATGACTTCTAGACTCATCGCCTTTATTACCGCCATATTTTCCTTCATACATGTCATCACCTTCTTCCATATAGTCTCTGTGACTTCTAGACTCATCGCCTTTGTTACCACCATAATGACCTTCTTTCATGTCATCACCTTCTTCCATATAGTCTCTGTGACTTCTAGATTCGTCTCCTTTATTGCCGCCATATTTACCTTCTTCCATGTAATCTCTACGACTTTTAGATTCGTCTCCTTTGTTACCACCATAAGGTTGTTCTTCATCAAGTTCGATTTCGTACATTACTTCTTCTTCGTCCATAGGATCGTGACCTTCATATTTCTTGCCACATCCTGCTTCCTCTTTCATACAATCAGACTCTTCGTCCATTTTGTCATAAGATTCTTCATAATGTTCGTCACCTTCTTTGATGTAGTATTCTGCACCGGTTTCGTTATCTGTTAAGTGGATTCCGTCAGCGTCTTTAACAACTTCAACTTCGTCTTCATCGCTCATTTTCTTAAATACTGCGATTACTTCTTCGTCTGATGCACCAGTTAAATCTAATTCTTCCTCATCACCCATATCTAATTCTGCAGGTAATTCAGCAACATCTAATTCAACTTCTTCACCACCGTCTCCCGCCAAAGCGTCAAGATCGACATCTAAATCCATTAATTCTGACTCTTCTGAGTCATCTCCAGCTTCTGCTGGCATTTCTTCCATTTCTTCATCGGACCCTTCCACATCGATTTCTAATTCTTCTTCATCTTCATTTAATGATGACTCAACGATGTTCTCAATTTCTTGTTTCATATGTGAAGCAAGCATTTCTTTCGTATTGGCTTTTAAGGCATCCTCTAAAGACTTTGCTTCTAACAAAGCCTCTTCGATGATTGATTTTCTTTTTGTAGCCATTGTAAATTTTTATTTTTTTTACATTTTGTTATTATAATAAAAAATGCAGCACTATAAAATGCCATTTTTTTATAAATATGCAAAAAATGATAAAAGTGTGGATTTATTGTGAAATTAATCTGACAAAAAATTATCTAAAGAATCAATTAATAAATCTTTATCTTTATTTTCTTTAGATTCCGACATTTGTTGTTCTTTGGAAGGTGATTCATTATATATCCAAGAACCTGGAGTTGATGGTGATGTAACCACATCCCAACATATTAATTCAAAATCGTCTTGTACTATATTTTTTCCATCTTCCTTTTTTAATGAACCTACACCTCTAGACGATACACCAATCTTTAAACCTTTTCTTAATAGGTTAGCAACTTGGTCTCCTTCACATGATATTATACCTTGTGTTACAAATCCTGGTGACATAATAATCTCTAATTTTCCCATTAGTACATTACCTTCCCACCATAGTTCAGTTACATTATGAGAAATTCTACTAATAGCGACTATTGAAGAATCTGGATGATCTGCTTCACCCATAGCTCTTTTTTCTTCAATAAGTTTCATATAGTTTTCAGATTCTTTTTTAAGTATTTTTTCAGGATATACTCTACCGTTTCTATTCTCCACACCATATTTTTGCATTACTGCATAAACAACTAAAGGGTCTTCGACTATTTGTCCACCTTTAGTTAGTTTATTTATTTCGTTAATGAAATGTCTATTATCTTTAGGAGAGATGTATCCAGCATCATATTCTACTAAGATACCTTTTTTATTTAACTCATTGTTTTTTAAAATTTCCATAATATAGATATACTTTACATATAAATATACCTTTATTATAAAAAACTTTAGTTTTTAGTTTTATAAAAAGAGAAATGAGTATTAGTATCTAAACAATCTTTTATAACATCTTTTATTATTTGTTTAGATGAATTTACAATTAATGGGTTATTAACTGGAATTGATTCTTTTTGAAATAAAGTTATTTCACAAGACATAAAACTTCTTTTGGTTGGTTTTATACCTGAAGATCTCATATCAAGATCTACTATATATTTTCCTCTTTGGAATTCATTTAAATTATAACTATTAATTTTGTGTTTAATATTTTTTCTTAATTTATTAATTACACCTTCATAGTTTAAATCTATATCATATTTTTTTAATTGTCCCCAAGCGGAGAGATTTATGTATATTGTTTTTGGGTTTTTATTATCCACCGTCCCAACTTTTATTTTATAATTTGGGTTTAAATCTAATTTTAATTCTTTTCCTCGTTTCATTCATAGTTAATTTCTTTTATGTTATTTTAATATAAAGATAATCATTTTTGTTTATGATGTCAAACTATGCATAAAAAAACCCACTGTTTAGTGGGTTTTAATAGGTTTATTCTGTTACTGAATTTTTTAAATTATATATACTATCGATATCAGTAGGGAATGTTTCTTCATTAAAAGATGTTCTTAATAATTTATCTTTAACTTTTAAAAGTTTATCTTTTAAATCTAAATCTGAATTTTCATTTAAACGGTTATCAATAATGTCTATACACTCATTTTTTAAATTAGTATAAGTTTCTTTCTTATCTTCCTCATTACCGTTTAAAATGTTTTTAATAATACTTTTTTCTTCTTCACTAATATTTTCATATTTGTTATTAAATTTATTTACTGCTAATTTAGTTAAAATTGAAGGTGGTACACCTGTAGCATCATATTCACTTTCTACTACTATTTCTTCTTTTAACATTCTTTCTTTAAAGAAATTTAAAGACTTTTGTATTTTTTCTAAACTATTAGGTGTCTTTTTAGTGTTACGTAAAATATTAATATGTTTATATATTTCATCATTTTCATTTACTAATTCCTTATCACCTAAAATACTTTTAAGTTTATTTAATCCTTTAGATGGATTATTATTTTTTAATAAATCTATGTTTTCTTTGATATAATCTTTAGCATCAGATTCATTATTAAATTTTTTAGTGGTTAAGTTTTTATATATAAGATATTCTTTTTTTAAGTTACTATCTTCTTTAAGTACTTGTATATATTTTTTAAATAATTTTTTACCTTCATTATTTTTAGTTAAAATAGATTCAGATAATATATTATTAAAAGTGTCTTTTATGTGTCCAAAATTAGTCATATTCTTTTGTTTATTTATAAATATTAAGTTTTAATAAAAAGTTTACTTTTCTTCGTTTTCAATAATACTATCTATTTCTTTTGACATTTCTTCTATCTTAGAGTTAATTGTATTAACTTCATCGTCTAAATTTTCTACATTAAAAACTTTTTCATCTTTATCTATACTCTCCATTAATCTTTTAAAATACATGTTCTGATATTTTTTAACTTTACTATCCAGTAGTTCTCTTTGTTTTTCTTCCATTAAAAGATTTTCTTTTTTATTAATAGATTCTACCGCTGCCGGTGCTTCAGCCGCTGCAGCTTCTCCACCTGCATCAGTAGCTGCAGCATCATCCATACCACCAGCTAAGTCTGCACCGAAGTCCCCACCTCCACCAAAGTCATCACCACCAGTGTCTCCACCCATATCACCTCCTGCTGCGTCACCTTCAGCATCTCCTTCAGCACCCATTGGATCGCCATATAATGTATCAACTCTGTCAAATATACCTGTTTTCTTAATTACTGTAGATGTTTGTTCCATTTCTGCACTAGCTGCTTTCTCCATTCTTTGTTGTTCTAAGTCATTACGTATTTCTTCTTCAGACATACCTAATATATCTCTTTTAGCTCTAGTCATAGAATAAGCACCAAACCCATTACCTGCGTCTGACACTGCGTCTTTATATAAGGTAACTTTTAATTGGGTTTGTTCTATCTTCAACATTTCTGCTTGTGTAGATGGGTTATTAAGTGTTAATGTAAAATTTTCTAATTCATCTTCTAAACCTAAAATATAAAGGTGTATGATTGCAATTTTATTTAATTCTTGTATAATTGCCTGTTGTACTCTATTAATTGTTCTAGAGAATCTAATATCTTGTAATGCTAAATTTTTACCCTCACCTGTTACTTCTTCAAAACCTAAAAATGGTTTAGGTACTCTTAATGCAGTAAACAATTTCTTTTGAAGGAATTGTATATCAGCAATTTCAGATAGGTTAGTAGCACCAGGAAGAGTATCAATAGGGCTAGGTGCATTTTGATCCCTTACAGGTACAAAATAATCTTGATCTTGTGCCATTTGATTGTAACGTGTATCTATTTGACCTGTTTGTTGATCAATTACAGGACTTCTTTTAAAGTTATCTGCGATTTTGTTCACATATGCTGGTACATCTTTCTCATCGATGTTACCAACAAATATTTTAAATATTCTTCTTTCAGGTGCTCTAGTTACTCTATATATTAACATAGCATCTTCGGACAAAAGTAATTGTTTCCAAATTCTTCTAGCTTTTTCTAAAATAGAAGTCCCATATGGTAATCTTCTATCATCACCTAATAATCTAAAGTGTGCCACTTGCCACGCATTAAACTCCATATCTTTTTGTCCCCACACAAATTTAACTGGATTAAATTTATCTTGTGTAGATAAGTTAGAATTTTCACCAAATCCATCATTTTCTTTTCTCGCAATTTCAATATTAGGTAATTGTTTTACACTTTGAACTCCATCTTCACTATCAATAGACAAATATAAAAAATTATCACCATATTTACATGTGTTTCTAACCCACATTGGTAAGTTAGTGTGTATATCTAGTCTATTAAAAAATAAGTCTTGTAATATTCTTCTTACTCTTTTACTTTCTGAAAATATATTAAGTATTTTACCATCACTATTAGGTGTTGTAGATTCCTCCATAAAAATATCCAACGCCGCAGCAATTTCTGGAAAGAATTCCATCCCCTCAAAATCTGCATAAGATGCCAATCTTGTTGTTTCATAATATATTGAGTGTTGATAAATCTCATTGTCTACCTTTTTCCATTGATTCGCTAGATATGCGTCTTGTTGTTTTTGAAGTAATTCATAATCATATTCTTCTTTTGATTGAGTTTTTAACAACTCTTTATCGTTTATTGAATATCTTGATTTACTTTCCGCTTGTTTTCTTTCAGGACCAAATAAGTCACTTAACTGTTGAAATATTGTTTTTCTTGCCATTTTATTAAATATCTTTTTACTATTATAATAAATATCTAGTAAAAACTAAATATTACTTTATACCAAATAACCAATTATATTCTCCATTATCGTTATTTCCATTATTTTGTTTAGGTTCATATGTAGGGGTATTACTATAAAATGGATTTACATGTGTTTGTTTAGGTGTAATCTTATTAGTATTATTACTAACTGTAGTCCAACTATCTAACATTGCCCTAGTTTGGTTTTCTATCTGTTTTAATTTTTTAAACGTAGTTTGTACCACAAATATTGGCATTGCTAATGCCATAATTATATCATCATGATAACCATCCATATGATCTGGTCTACCATTTCTATATACAAAAGTTTTTAATTCTGAAATTAATCTTACTGATCGTATAATAGTTTTATTCTCCCTAATATGTTCTTCTAAATCACTAACCATTTGTAATCTACTACTACCCACATTAAAACCAGGTACTTTATCCCCTTGTTTATATAAGGTTTTAGCATATTTTTCACTTAATTTTCTACTTTTAGGATCATCGTAGTGTAAATGTGTGTATCCCATTTCTAATAATTTCATAACTGTAGAAACACCCATACCACCTGTAATATCTACTACAGTATATGCATTATATAAATTACCATATTTATAAACTATTTCTGCCAATAAATCTGGAGGTAATTTATACTTAAATTCTGCAACTTGTTCTAAGTTTTCAAAATCTAAAATAACAATAGTAGAACTATCTTTACCATCTCCTCTAGAAACGTCTACACCCATAATGTATTTATGTCCTTCTTCGGGTTCTTTCCATATCCACATGGATTTCTCCATCTCTGCTTTATACTTAGGTTCTTGTACATTATTTTGTTCTTGAAATTCTATGTACTCATCATCAATAACATTACCACCTGAAGATACAAACGACACATCTAATTCTTGTGCAATTTGTTTTTTATCCCCATTCATATCTCTACACATTTCTTCGTACCACGGAGAAGAACCTTTCCAACCATCATTAACCATTATATTATAGTCTTTAATATTTATACTGTTAGTTTCGTAAGTTTTACCACTATATTCCCACCTTAAGGTTTCTCTACCCACAGTCTCACAAACAATTTCTTCACCTTCATTTCTTAACCATCTTAACCCTCTATTGTATCTAATATCTTCATGCCACCTCATTTCAATAATGTTGAAGTTATTATCTCCTTGTTTTGCACCATCATAAGTTTTATAATATAATGCATCTTGTCCGTTAGGTGTTGAAATAAGTGTTACCTTACCACCTGTACCTAACGATGTTAAAGCGGCACCAAATACTTCTGCACCATTATCGATAAACGCTGCCTCATCCATAATTAAAAATGTTGGTGTATAACCCCTAAGTGCATCTTTTGATGTTGCTAATGCTTTTACTTCACATTGAGTGTCTTTAGTTTTAATATGTCCTTTGGCTTCAATAGATAAATAAGAATCCCCCTCATCAATACCCCATACCCATGATGGTATCTGATCTAAGAAATCTTTTATTTTTTTTAAAAACTCTTGTGCTAATGTTTGTTTATTGGCTAATACTAGTACTTTCCAAGGATTATTAGGATCACCAAACGCAATCTTTGCGGCGATATATGCTGCAGTAGTTGTAGATACACCTGCCTGTCTTGGTTTAGTTACAATATTACGATTATGTTTTTCATATGATTTAATTATTTCTTTCTGTTTATGAAATAATTTAAAAGGAACAAATCCCTTTTGTGTTAAATCATATGTTTTAAGAAACGTCTCAATTGTATATATAGGATCACCCAAACACTTCGCATATACCTTTAATTGTTGTCCTCTATCCATAAGATAAGTTTACTAATAAATATCAAAATGTAAATAAATAGTTAAAATGCAACTAAATTACCGTTTTTCCACGCTTCGTAATTGGGACCTAATTCGTAAGTGATTGTTCTACCATCCCTAACTTTTTTAATAATACCCGCTTGTACTGCCGCTCTAAAAAATGTTGAGTGTTGTCCTGATGATCTACCTCTAGAATTTATATATTTTAAAAATCCTTCTTTAGTTTTCTTAGGTTTATCTTGAATGTAATTTATTAGTGACTGTATCATACCATCCTTTTTCTCAAAAGTTAGTCCCGCAGTTTTAGGGAATAGTATTAGTCCTTGTCTTTCTGCAAAATTTCTAATTTTATTTATAACATCTCTATCAAAAACAATACCTCCACCTCTTATTTTTTTATATAAAAGTGATGCTAATTGTATTGCTTTTTTAGGTGAGTTATGTTCAAAAAAATACTCTAATGCTGAATCTACAGTATTTAATATTCTTTCTACAGTTTCATTTCTTGCAACTGAATCACCAAATAGATAAAGTATTTGCTTCAGTTCTATTGCCATCTGTGGGGATGGGATATTGGATTCAAATACTTCATCACTAAGTTTTTCTGCAATCGCATTCATATACCTTCTATAAGGTCTAGGATTAAAACCTAAGTAACCCGAATTTCGTACTCTATCTAACATTTTATAACCTAATAAGTGATATAACATCTCATCTTCTATAACTTCATCTACAGTAAACCCATATGTATTTACTATTAAATCCCAAACATATTCAAAATCATCATTTTCAATTTCTTTATAAACTTTATCCATAAAGTTAGTGTGATTAGTATCTTCCGATACAAACTTACGATATTGTTCCTCTGTTAATTTAATCTTCATAATATTACGCACTCATTCCTAAATAATTATATAAACTCTCTTCAAACCACTCTTTCGCCTTTGTAGTGTCGGGATAGTAGTAATCTAAATTAGGTAAATCTAATAAATCTCCATCATCATTTAACATTTCTACAACCGCATCTACAAAGTTTGATTCTTGTTCCTCAACAAAAGCGGTTTCAACATCAATATAATGTTCAATTACCCTATCTATTAATTCTGTAGGTATTGGTACTTTTAAATCATACCTTCTACTATCCCCACTTTTAGTATTTTCTACCCAATCTGGTTTACCACCAAATAATTCAGTAATTTCTTCTATTCCCCTATTCCTCATATCTGATTCTATCACATCATTCATTGTTCTTTCGTATGCACTTCTAATATCTCTTTCTAAGTCAATCAGTTCACTATAATCTAATAAAAAATTTAAAACATCTTCTCCATCTACTTCATTATTTTTTATCTGTGTCCTTAATGTATTTATAAAAGTTGGGTTAATGTCTAAGAAATCATCATCACCTACAACCTCTTCAGGCATACCCATTTCATATAACTCTTCTCCTCCATTTACACCAACCATAATTTTGTCTGTATATTCAGGTATGGATTCTATTACACTATCCATTGCCTTTCCTGTCATATCTGAGACTATCTCATCTATTGGGGTATCGTAATAAGAAAAGAAATCACTATAATCTTCACTAAATACCTCTTCTGCCAACTCCTCATTATCAAATAACTCTGTTAAATCATCCCACCCATCAACAGATAATACCATATTAGGGTATAATCCTTCGGTATCACTAAATGACAAAGTATCATAATAATTAAGTTTTATTGGATTGCCATCCTCATCAGTTTTTCCTGTGTTAAAAGTTTTATTAAACCAATCTAACTTTTTTAATATACCATATATGTTAGTCATATCTCTCCAACCCCTTACCTCATCTATCTGAAATTCCCCAAATATATTACCACCATCTAACTCATTCCATTTAGAATTAGGGTCTAGTGTCCATTTTATGAAAAAATATAAAACAACTTCATAGTCTAATGCCACCATTTCTACAAAAACATCTAATACCTGTGCAAGATTATCATATCTAAAACCGGTTCTATGTGGACTATTATCTTCATCCCTCCATATAGAAAAAAACTCCCTATTAAACAGACGAAACATCATGTTTTCTATTTTAGGGTTGTCCTCAATACTTTCGTTAATTATATGTTGGAAGTTTAAATTCATAATTTTTTAATTCTTACTTTTAAATCTCCATCTCCTTTTATTACTCTATGATATACCTCTTTAGGTATAAAGGTTCTTTCAGTTAAAGGTTTAGGTATTTCATTGTCTAATTGAATCATCCAGTTAGTATCACCGATAGATTCTACAATTCTATCTTCTTTATCTCTATGCCACACTAATTCACCATTATCAGTTTCATTAGAGAATGTTCTAATGTGATATCCATTTTCTATTTTTTCTTCAAACGGCATAAAAGACTCTGTTTGTCTTTTTGTTTTCTCCTTTGACTTTTCTTTTTTATTTGTTATATAATCTAACCCCCTCTTCAATCTTTTTTTTGTCTCTTCGTTTTTTGCGTTATTATATGCAGCCCTAACTCTTTGATGTATTAAATTTATAATCTGTGATTGTCTTTTATGAGATTTACTTTTAAAAGAAGATTTATTTAACGTATCAACTATATCTTCTTTTGTTCTAAATTTAACAGATACCGTATCTTTTGGGTTTTCATCGGTGTACAATCTTCTTCCACTACCTTTTGGTTTTTTACCTGTTCCTTTTTTTGGGTCTCCCTCAGTAATTTTAAAAAACATAATTTATGCCATTTGTTTTTCATATGATTCACTATCAGAAGTAATAGGTCCACCAACAACCCAAGTATTACACCATTTTTTACCTGCACACATAAAATGATGCATCCAACAATAACCAATTTCACCTGTTTGATTATCCATACAATCCTTCATTCTTTTAGAAATATCGTAAGCAACGCAGTTAGCACAACTTTGTCCTTTTTCTTTTGCCTCTTCAGTAGGTAAACCATATTGGTTATTTTTTGCAATCTTCTCTTTGTTTTCATTATTTAAACTACTATCAGTTGTTGCTTCGGGGCAATTCATTTCTGATTCACCTAATATTCTTCGGTTAGCTCTTTCTATATATAATCTTTTATTTTTATATAATCTTCCCATAACTTTTATTTTTTACGACCTTGACAATGTGCTCTTTGGGAAAAACCTTTTGGGTTATTACAATCTATAGAATCTTTATATTTTTTACTCCATTTTTCTTCTATAACACTATGTGGGTTATCTTCTTTTTTATTCATAAAGAAATCGAATACACTATCAATATTTGTTTTAGATTCACTTATCTTATCGTCTGCCCAGTCGTGTCCATCTGCCAATGTTGAATCTACCCAATGAGGATTTAAATTTTCCAACATCATATCAATCTGTCTTCTCATTTGTTTAAGGTTACTAAAAAACATGTAATTTTCAGTTTTCCTATCTTCCTTAATAGTTTTCTTAACTATTCTCAATAAATCTTTTTCTGTTAATTTTATCTTTTTCATATATTTTTTTTTACCACCATGTTCCACCACCAGATAAACCTAATTTCTTAGCGTATCTTGGTAATCTACAAGACCAATATCCTGCCTTACATTTATCATTATGTCTACCCTTAGAACAACCGTGTCTAGCGTTGTAAGATTTCTTAGCTTCTTTATTACTTAACTTAGCTTTTAATCCACCAGAACCAAACCTAATTTGTTTTACTCCAGATGGGTTGGATTTAGTTTTATTAACACATCCACTTACATATACTTTATATGCTTTACCACCAGAAGAACTTCTTTGTGGGGAACTAGTCTTTACAGTCTTACCTCTAAATTTAGCTTCAGTTAAAATTTCATTGTCTTCCATAGGGATATCTAACCAAACTTCTTTACCCTCAAATATTGCTTTCCTACCAATATCCGTTTTAAGTAATTCTTCATCCTTATATGATAAATTAACTTTATTACTACTATGTAATTTTCTTACTTCATTAATTAAATTAAAAAAAGATTCACTACCGTATCTATAGATGTTTTCTGATAAAGGTATTTGATTATCTAAATGATATCTTAATCCTTCACTAACAATTGTTCTGTTTTCAGTAATCATCATTCTGTTGATGTTTACTGATTCATTCTTTTTAGATTTTCTCTTAGAAGTTTTTCTTTTTCTCGGTTTGTAATTTTTTACCTTAATTGGGCTTGGAGATTGTCCTTTACCTGATTTACCATCATTCTTTTCTTTTTCTCTTTTACGTCTACATGCTGAGTCTTTAGCAGATTGTGACATATTAGCTGCAACACTTTTTGCTCTACAAACAGGGTAACCACCTTTATCTGAATCACTTCTTCCACATGCAGGGTGTCCACCACCTTTCTTTTTTCTACATATGTTTACCCAAGGTCCTTGTGGTTGTTTACCCCCTTTTTTCTTTTTTTTTGTACCGAACCATACGGCTAAATCTTCGTCTAACCTTTCTACAACTTCTACCTCACCTATTTCGTAAGATTCATTTTTTTTTCCTCTACAGTAACTTCCACTACATTTTTTAGTACCATCTAAACCTTTTATTTTACCTTTACATACTTGAACTGCGTATCCATTAGCATAAGCCGATGGATAAACATCAAACTTAGCTTTAGCAGCACTCTTACCCCTAGCACATAATGTATTTTTCTTTTTCTTAGATTTACGTTTTGTTGATTTACGTTTTTTTCTTCTTTTCTTTCTACCTTCGTCTATATGTTCTTCTTCTGAAAATAAACCGGTAGATTTACCATCAAAACGCATTTCATTTAAAACTCTTTTCAGTTGTGACTCTGTTAATTTAATTTTCATTGCAATGTTTTATTAATAAATATTACGAAAGAGCAAAAAAAATCCCACCTAAGTGGGATATATTATTTTTTTATAATTTTATAAATACTTAGACAACATACCTACGGTATCAAAATCACCCGCATCTAATGCATCATCTATAAGGTCTTGTATTTCTCTAGGTGACATTTCTGAATAATCAACTTCAACATCTACTTCCTCAGTTGGTTCATCTTGTGGTGGTGCAACACCAGCATCAACCATTAAGTCATCTAAACCATCTTCAAAGTTACCCTCATCACCAATAATTAAATCTTCTAATTCTTCATCCTCGTCTGCTAAGTGTAATTCTTTTAAGTGTGCAATTACTTCTTTACATTTTGCACTATTAGACAATATCTCTTTCATAAAGGTATGAAATTGTTGTGCCGGTAACTTAGTAAGTTCATGAAAGAACCATTGTTTTAATTTGTAATCATCATCATCTATACAAGCTACAAATTTTTCCCACATACCTGGTCCTAATCTCATTCCCCATATTTCATTCTCTATTGTGTCCGCTCTATCAATAACATGTTTCTGTTCTTCAAAATCTAAATGACCTTCCCCCCAATTGGATGCAGCTAATTCCATAGCACCTTTAATAAGTTCATGTACTAATAATGGGAATATCCAAGCTTTAGCTTCTACCACTGGTTCTTCTTCTTCATCCTCTTGTTCATTACCTTCTTCATCTTTAGGTTTTTCCCATTTAATTTTTTCTGTTCCACCTATTTGTCCGCCCATTGCTTGATCAGGTATCACCCAATATTGGAAATCTGCTAAAGACATTAGTTTACCATATAAACTCATTAATCTAGGATCAATACTGTCTAACTCATCTGCAACCATATGGAAGATATAGTGTCCTTTTTTGGCTGCTCCCTGCATTAATGCATTAATTACATTTCTTTTATCTACCTCAATTTCCAATTCCTCCATTCGTTCAGCACTCTTAGACTGAAACTCTTCCTGTTCTTCTTCTTCCCCACCTTCATCTTGATCTAAATCTAGTGGTGAACCCGGAGGTAATAATTCCGCATCTAACATATCATCTGGAATATCAAATTCCTCACTTACAATTTCTACTGCTAATCTTTCTAATGCATCTTTGTGTTGTGACTCTATTTGTGCAACTTGTTGCATAATCATCATCATCTGCATCATCATTTGAGGATCGATTCGTTGAATACCGTGATACCTTTTGACTTTATTGATAATATCTTTAAAACGAGAACTTGCTAATTTTTCTGAAAAGTTTTGATTAGTACCTGTCGCAGGTAAACCCTTATTTCTACCAAAGGTATGTTCACCACTTCTTAATTTATCTTCTAAATTAGGATTCATTCTTTCTGGGTGATTAGGGTCATATTCGATACCTTCATTAAGTTTTTCAATTCTTTTTAACTCACCTTTTAACATTTGGTGTTCTTTAATTACTTTCTTAGTAATTTTATCTAAGTCTATTTTAATTTTTACTTTTTTCATTTCTTTTGTTTTAACCTATACTATATAATGAAGTCCACATAACCCAAGCATCTTTTGCCATTTTCTCAAACACTTTTTGTACATTTCTAGTTTCATGGTTTCCATCAGTATTATCAATCCTTTTTAATGCTCCCCTTATTAATATGTCTCTTACTTCTCTTTTATTATCTAATAAATATTTTATAATCTCTATTTGTTCTTCTAATGAATCTAATTCTGATTCATATATACCACTATCTTCACCTGAATTTTCTATATCGTACTCTAAATTTTCTTTGTGTTGTTCTAAAGAATCTAAATCTTTTCTCATACCGTATAACCATCTATGTAAATCTTCTTTAGTCCAATTTAAGATAGGATGTGCACCAAACATATTAGTTAACCCACTCTCTCTAATTTTCTCTAAATACTTAATTAACATTTTAACTTCTGCATTTTGTAGTTCGTTAGTAAATCTAGGGAAATCATATTGATCTCTTCTTGCTTCACCTAATAAATCAGATTTTTTGAATTTTTTATACCCACCATCTTTTTTGAATTTAATATATTCTACTAAATCCTTTTTTTTCATTTTTGGTTTGATATTTTTTTCTTCGGTTTTCATTTCTTCTTCATACATTTCTTCCCACCTTTGTGCAATTTCGGGTTCGTTTATATGCATCCAACGCCTTTGTTTTTCTGATTTAAATGGCATACTAAAAATTATTTTCTTAAATTCTCTCTAACAATATCCTCAATACTAACTTCGTATTGTGGGTTATCAGGTAAGTTAGGTGATATGTAATCAAACATTTGTTGACCATATATGTCATATAATCTTTTAACTATCTTCTCAGGATTTTTTCTCATATATCTTAATACTGATGGTGGTATTTCTTCACTATACTGACCAAAGACACTTTCAATATCTCTTTCTCTAGGAGATTGTCTATAATTTTTTCTACTATATGTATCTTTCATTTCGAATTCTTCATTCATCCCGTCAACTAAATCTTGTTGTACTTGTGCTAATTCTTTTTGTGCTGCCGTTAGTTCTTTTACTGCTGCAGTTCTATCCTTCATTTCATCAGTAGTTGCAGAATTTTCTGACAATATATTTTCCATTAGCTTCCTTCTAACTGCTCTTTTAATTTCTGATTCGTATATTTTTACTTTTTTCATTTTATCCATTTATTAATTCATTGTTATAAGATAATACCATATCTTTTTCATATAATTTAGATTCTACTGAGTCTATCTTTTCTCCAAACTCAAAGAATAATCTTTTTTCTGGATATTCATCATACCCTTCTAAGTTTTCCCAAGCCATTGCTATAATACCGTCTACGGCATCCCACATAGCAAATGAATCAGATTCTTGTATAACGTCTAATTTTAGTTCACCTGTTAATGAACCAGTTTTTTTTATAAATTTTTCTTCTGGTGATTCAGGATTTCCTGATGCTGGATATGCATCCCATCCCTCTCCGTCTATATCGGTTATAATGTCAGAAAAGAGAAATTCATATATGAAGTTCCCTTTCCAATTTTGCCCAACCTTATTTATATAAACTAAATTCATTTTATCTATACATACCTTTTCTACCTAAATGAAATTTCCTTCTATCCGTTGCTTTTGGTTTTGGATTAACTTCCGGTCTAGGTATTTTTTTCCATCTTGGTTTCTTTCTACCTGGTGTAGTTGACGGTGGTGCAATTCCTGGTTCTTTAGTTGGTGCTGGAGAATTACCCATTAATGAATCAAAATCTATTTCGATAAATTCCTCATCATCAAAAGTTGGGTGATCTAACTCACCATCCATATTACTATCCATATCTAATCTATTAGGAATCTGATCCCCATCTCTATCTAAATCTCCAGATGCTTGTAAGTAATTTTGTCCTGTTGCAATTGCATCTACTACAGACATATTTTCTTCGTGTACTACACCTACATCGTCACCTGCTAATTCTGCAGTTTGGTTTGTGACATCAAAATCCTCTTTAAGAATTTTGTTTAAAGATTCATTAATGTTTTTTTTTAAAAAGTTTTCCATTAATTGTTTTTTAGAAAATCTTTTAGACTCATTTTTTTCTTCCTTATCTCCAGTAACATTATATTTTTTACCATCAACTTCAAACTCGTCTTCACCTGCATCGATTGCTTTTTGTCTTTCACCACTAAATTTATTTCCTTCATCTACTTTTTCTTCAGATTCATCCATCTTTATCCCTTTACAATCGTTTTCGACCTTAGTTAACATTTTTTTATGTTCTTTAATCATTTTGTGAATTTGTGCCCCTATTATACCTTCAGGGTCAATACCACCATCTGATAATGATTTTTCAAATCCTTCTATTGCAGATTTAAGTTGTTTGATTAATTTAACACATTCTTTTCCATCGATTTTTGAATCTTCTTTTTCATCAGACTCCGCCAATTCTTCACCACCTTCTTCTGCAAATGGATCTTCGCCACCTTCTTCTTCTACATCCATATCTATATCTACTGATTCTTCATCACCACCTTCTAATTCACCATCTTCTTCGTCTTCTCCTTCAATTTTAGCAATAATATCTTCAACATCTTCATCTGGAATCTCTTCCCAATCAATTGCAGATATAATAGAATTAATAACGTATTTGTCTAATTCTGCATCTGGTTCATCTTTATCTCTTAATAACTGTCCAATTTT